CCCCCCCCGCTGACAGCGCGGACAAGAGGCCCCCCCCCAACCCCGATGTGCTGGGGGGGGCCTCCTGCTATGCCACCTACAGTGTGTCCCAGCCTTCCGGGAGTGGGTCGGACGGCCCCGCCGGGGCAGGCGGCGTTACGCCCGGCTGCCCCGGCGGCTCAGGCTCAACAGCAGGCGACGCTAGGACCGTGGTCGGCTTCAGCAGCTCCGCGATAGTCACGTGCTGGCCCTCCACCAGGTCAATCTCGCGCTCAGCCAACAGGCCCGATGGTGTGTACACACGGAGCCTATACCGCCCAGGGTGCAGGCTGGCCGAAATCGGCGTGCGAACACCCGCCGCGAGATTACCCGCGACGAGCACGTTCCCGTCGGCCATCCGCGCCGGGTCCGGGATGGGCTTCGCGTGGACCGTCATGGGGACGATACGCCCGGTGGGGGTCTGCACGGACCCCTCGATGAAAGCAGTCATGACGACGCTCCTATGGTCGAGAGCGTATCCCGGAGCGCCTCGTGCTCCGCCCACGCCGTCTCCTGGATATTGTCAATCCGAGCGCCAAGGTCCCGCATATCGCGGTCCTGGCGCTCGGTGATATTGGTGAGCACCTGACCGTGGGAGGCGAGCACCTGGCCGTGTGCGTCCAGCGTCGAGCGGAAACCTTCCTGGTTCTGCTCGATGCGTCGCACTGCGTCCTTAATGCTGCCCCCATGATTCGGAGTCACCTCATGATGGACTTCGGACAGCGAGGCCTCCAGCGCGTCCAGCCGCTGGTCGATCTTCCCCGCGATAGCTTCGAGGGCGGAGGACGTTTCGGCCTGCTCGCGCTCCGCGCGGGCCTTGCCGACCTGCTCCCGGACTAGGAGCGCCTCCGCCTTAGCCTTCTCCCGCCCCCACTTCATGCCAGCAAGGACGGACACAGCCGTCACCAGGCCCCCGAAGGCAACTCCGGAGGCACTGATGACCGCTACGACCTCGCCGGGACTCACTGGGGCGAGTCCTCCCCGTCGCGCTCACCGTAGATCGGGGCCTCGTAGACCCCGCCCGTGTGAGACGCCGCGATCACGAGGGCGATCAGACCCAGAGCCTTGTCCGCCACGTCGAGCCAGTGCGTGGACTGCTCGGGCGTGACGTACCCGTAGGCCATGCCGAGCGCCAGGAGCGCCGCGACAATGCCATACAGGGCCTTCCGGCGCGGCGGCGTGAGAGCCGCCCACCTGGTGCGATCAGTCGTGAGAGCGTGCTTCGGTGCGCTCATGATTACCATCCTCCATTCAGCAGCTCGCGCTGCATTGCTTCGACCGTCGGAGACGGGGCATCCAGGCACCCGTCGCCTTCCAGTCCGTACCGTGCGGCGAGTGCGTTCGCCGTATCCGGCCCCATGAGGCCGTCCGCCTCCACACCGAGGGCCTTCTGCATGGCCCCGATGAGGAGGGAGCCCTCCGCGACCTCGGTGGGCACAAACTCCCAGCCGGTCGTGCAGCCGGGCAGCGCGTCGCGGTTCACCGCCGCCTGGGACGACACGATGCCGTCCACCGTCGTGCCCAGGACACCCTGGAGGAGGCGGGTCGTCGCGTCGCCCCAGTAGCCGTCAACGGCGGGCTGGTGGGCTGCGGTGGGGACGATGCTCGCGCCACGCAGCGCCGCCAGCGTCTGGGGACCCGGAATACCGTCGATCTCCAGCCCACCGTTAGCCTCCTGGAAGGCCTTAATGGCGTTGTACGTCTGCTCACCCAGGATGCCGTCCGCGCCGTCCTCGCCCAGGTCGTAGCCTCGCGCCAGGAGCTGCTGCTGGACTTCGCGCACGTAGTCCTCGCCGTATGCGTTCGCGTTGTAGCCGGTGCCGTGGCCGTAGGTGGACACGCCGCCCGTGTCCGACCCCGTGTAACGCAGGATGCAGTCCCACGGGTAATCGTAATAAGGCTTGACATTCGTCTCGTTGGCCTGGTCGCCGGACTGACCGCCCGCGATCTCCCCGCGCTCGTCAATCGAGGCCTGAGCGAGCAGACCGCCACCCAGGTAGACCGCCACGTGGTTGGCGTGGTTGAGCAGAATGTCGCCGCGCTCCAGGTCGGTGTCCGGGTCGAGCAGGTCCCAGCCACGAGCCGTCAGCTCACGAGCCATGTTGCCCGTGTAGGTGGCGTTGCCAGTATCAAACCCGCGCGCCTTCAGCACGCCGATAACGAGCGCCGAACAGTCGGTCTCGCCACCCACGCGGAGGTCCCAGCGGTTCCACTGGTCATAGCCCAGGTCGCCGTACTGGCACCACCACTGCATGTCATACGCAAATGCGTCAATGTCTGGCATGGTTAGTTCTCCTTCTTGTCCTTGAGTGCCTGCCGGAGTGCAAACAGCAGGTTCTCGTCCGTCACGGCAGACAGGTCTTCTCCCACCTCCGGCGGGACCTTAGCCAGTGCCAGGTATCGCTTCTCGAACGCGTCTTCGTACACGTCCGCGATAGCCTGCTTGCCCGTGTTGTCGGCATTGGAGACGACGATGTTACGCCAGGAGGCCTCCACCTCGTTCTCCGTCATGCCCAGCGTCGCCGCCAGAGCAACGGCGCGCTCCTTGAGTGCGGCATCCTTCGTCACCGCAATGAGTGCCCGGCTTGTTGCAGCCATGAAAAGCCCCCTTCTAGGCCTTGATAATGTAGCCCACCGCGTAGAACGGCGGGAGGTTGTTGTGCGGCTGGTTGCCACCCGCAGCCGCCGCGTCCAGGTAGCCGAGCTGGCCCGACCCGGACCCCGCCGCGATAGTCCACTTGCCGCCCGAGCCTGCGTCCGACCGCCAGATGCCCACTCCGCCAAACCACGAGCTGTCATAGCCCTGGCCGATAACCTTGTGGTTGTGGAAGGGCATCTCAGCGGTGGTCAGGGTGTGGGTCTCCTCGCCGCCGGTCTGCGCTCGCGGGTGGGAGGCAGACGTGCCCATGAGGAACCGGCCTCGGAGGTCAGGGACGGCGAAGTCTGCGCCGGTCCCTGTCGCGCCGAGGACCGCCGCGAGCGCTGGATACTGGGCCTTCTTGTAGGCGGTGCCGTCGCACAGGAGCCACCCGGCGGGAGCCTTCACCCCCGCGTAGGCGACGACGGTACCCACAGGTGCGGACGATCCACCGTCGCCCGTCTGCGTCTCCCGGACAGTACCCAGAAGGTACAGCCTCCGGTTCACGCTGACCGTCCACACGCGGCGGCCCGTCTTCAGGTCGCCCGCGAAGTTGATCGGGTCGGCTGCGAGCGGGGTCGCGTCGCCGTCGAGCTGGACGCGCAGCGGGTCGGTGCCGACCACGACGGCCCACCGGAAGACGGGCGCGAGGTCGAGGCGCGAGCGCAAGCCCGCGACCACGTTCATGAGGTAGTCGAGCGTCGTCATAGGTCGGTCACCTCCAGGAGCCTGGTCTTAACGAGCGCGGTGGGGTCCAGGCTGTACTCGATCTCCTTGACCACGCCCTGCGCCGTGTGCCCCTGGCTCGAAAAACCGGCCACCTGGTTGGGCTGGAGGGGCACCGGCATGTGCTGGATCGTGATCGACGCGGACGGCGTGGACACGTCGATCAGGCGGCGGCGCGCCTGCGAGTCGATAGACCCCTGATTAGCCGCCTCCACGCCGGTCTGTGTCTCGACAATCCACCGTCCGCGCGCCTGGAAGGAATAGGCGCTGGCCGGGTCTTCGTTGGTCGCCACGCCCACCAGCGCCGCCTTATCCTGGCTACCCTCGCTCACCAGGACGACCTTGTTGGGGACGCTGGCCGCGTCCAGCTCGCGCTCCCACTCGGGGCGGTGGATAGCCCTCGCGCCCTCCCGGAAGTCGTAGGCCACGCCTCGCGCCGCCGGACGCACGTAGGGGTCCAGGTGGACCTGCCCCTCACCGTCCGGGTGCGCCGACCAATAGCCCGCCGCGCTCAGCAGCTCATTGGCGATAGTCAGCTTGGACTTGCCTGGATCGTACACGATGTCGGACGACGCGGTGGCCGTCGAGGGCGTGATGGACAGGCGCTCCAGGCCGGTGTCGCGCAGCAGCCCAGCCGCCACGTCGACCAGGTTGGAGCCAGCCTTCACCACATACGTGCGATCCACGCAATCAGCGTCCGGAAGGGCCAGCGGCGAGGACAGATCAACATCCCACGTGGACCCCGCCTCACCGTAGGAGCGGGTGGGCGCGGACAGGAGGAAGACACCGAGGCCCCACGACTGGCCGGACGTGGCGTAATCGACGCGGACGCGCTGCGTCATCCAGTCGATAGGCCCGCACGCCTCCGTGAGGTGCAGGCTCCCGGACGCGCGCAGGCGCGTGGAGTTGCTCAGGGTGATGTTCCCGCCGGTCACGCCGTCGAGACGGCGGATTACACGGTCCTTGGAGTCCAGGAGAGTGACCGTGTAATCCGCCTGCCTATGCGTGTCGAGGGCGCTCACTCGTCGGTCTCCTTCACCGTCCGCGCGAGCACGTCACGCGACAGCTCGATCAGGCCGCGACGGGTGATCAGCGACCCCCTGCCCTCCAGGAACCACAGCGCGCGAGAGTCCTCGTCCGCCTCCGTGGTGAGCACCTCGCAGGAGACGGTCCACGCGCCAACCAGCGCACCCTCCGGATACTTCTCCCTGATCAGCTCCGCGAGCGCGTTTTCCACGTGGTCAAGCCGGTTACTCATGGTCCACCTCCTCGACCTCCAGCTTAACACTCCACTTGCCCGACAGCGCCCGGTCAGCGGTGAAGTCTCTGACCGAGCAGTAAACGCGGCGGCCCATCGGGTCGCGGTAGAGGAACGGCCCCGCCATGTATGACAGCTCCTCCAGCCGCTGAATCATCCAGAAGTCCTCATCGAACAACGTGGCCGACAGGCTCAGGGTCTTGGTCCGGTGCCGTCCGGCCATCTCCACGGCGCGCTCACGCCCCGCGAATCGATACAGCTTGCGGTTGGCAAGGCCCGTCTTGCACGAGTGCAGCGGGTCCCACCGCAGCGGGACGGTGAAGCCGAAATTCTGACCGCCACCAATCCACATGGCCCACGACTCTAGGACCATCTCCTCCGTGGTGACCGCCGACGAGGGTAGCGCCGACGTGGCGGTCACGCGGTACGCCGCCGCGCCGCGACTGACCGACTGGTAGTCGAGGAACTGGCCGGACACGGGCAGGTCCTCGGTGATCGTCGTCCACGACCTACCACCGTCGTCGCTGCGCTCCACCCTGTTGCGCACAGCGGCGGGCTTACCAGCCTCCGGAGCCGGGTTCACCACCCGAACACGCACACACCCCGCCAAGTCGTCCCACTCCGGATACACGCGAGGAGCCGGAGGCTTCTCATAAGCCACCGCAAACGTCTGGTTAACGATGCGGGACTGCACGCCGTGCGCGTTCGTCGCAACCACAACCACGCGGTAAGTGCGACCATCCTCCAGGTACGTGTTCAGGCGGACGCGGGTCAGCGGCCCGCGCACCTCCTGCGTCTCCACAAGGTTGTTGCCGCCCAGGTACAGCTCGACGCGGGCGCTCGACTGCGCCGGGCCACCCTGCGACGAGTACGACCACGCCACCTCCACGAACGACGTTTTGACCGTCTGGGAGGGCGACTGGATCGACACGACGGGGCGCGGCTCGACGTAGAACGTCGCCCGGCGCGAGATCGGGGACGCATCCGCGTGCAGGCCCCAGGTCTTCACCCAATACTCGTAGGTGCCGACCTGGAGCACGCCCACCGTCGCCTGCTGTTCGGTGGCGCGGCGGTCGAACGTCGGCCCCGGCGCGCCCGTCGCCTTCTTCTGATACTGGAGGCTGTAGCGGGTCTGCGGGCTGGAGTCGGTCGGATTATGCCGCCAGGTCAGAATCACCGGGTCGTCCGACGGGAAGTACACGCCGTCCGACGTCGGCTCGGGAGCGTTCGGGCGCGCCAGGAGCTGCACCACGTTGGACGGAGCCGACTTCGCAGACTCCACGGTGCCGCCGACGCAGACGACGCGGTACTGGTGGGTCACGTCGAGGCGCGGGTTGCGGTGCAGCAGGAAAGCCTCATGAGTCTTGATCGAGGCCTTCGCAATCAGCGTGTTACCGTCGTAAACATCCCACCTGGTCGGAGTATAGGGGGCCTTATTCTCCCACGTGATCAGAATGTCGCCGTCCGCGTTCTTCTCCGCCCGGACGTTGACCGGAGCGGGCGGAGTCGTGAACACCGGCTCCGCCTCAGCATAGGCCGAGCCGCCCGCGCTGTTCTCCGACTTCACGCGATACGTGTACTTATGACCGGCGGTCACATTGAAGGTGGCGAGCGAGACCGCATTTTTGACCGGGGCGACAACTTCCCAGTCCGCGGACTCATCCACCCGCCGCTCAACCACGTAGTTGTCGATGGGGTTGGACTCGCCCTGGGGCGGCGCGATCCAGTCAACCGTGATCTGAGAGTCGTTCACGCGGGTGGCGTGGGCGACCGTAGGGGCGTTCGGAACATTGACCGGACGGGCAGGCAGCGTCAGGTAGTTTTCTACCGCCGGGTTACCGCCGTTCCAGATCGGCCCAAGGCTCGCGCCAATGCCCACCGTGGTCTCCTGCCCGTACTTCAGCGGGACGTTGAAGGACCACTGGCTTAGCTGCTTGTAGACCGTCTGGCCGTAGCCGGACGAGAAGCTGAACGCCTCGGAGCCTTCACCCGAGTAGCCCCACCAGCGCCAACGGTTGGTCCAATTGTGGCCGTACCCGTCGGAGCAGGCGGTCACGGTCGCCGTGACCGTGACCGACCCGCTGGCGGGGTCGCCGGACCAGTCCAAGGCAATGCCAATGAACATGTAGCCGCTAGAAGCGGACCATACGGTAGCCATTGGCTACCTCCCTTCGTTAGAAGCCTGCGCCGAGGAGATCGCGGGCGCGCGTGCGAGAAGCCGGAGCCAACGCATCATTCACAGCGCCCCTGGCCGCCACCCTCATGCGTGCCATCAGCTGGCCGTCCTCGTCCACGACCACCAGCGTATCCGGCCCGCCCACCTGAGCGGCGCGGTTCTGAAGCGCGTCCCACTGACCGGACGTAAAGACCGGCTCGGGCCTGCCCGTCTTATTCAGGACCGTGGTCAGGCCGGGCTGGAGGTACCCGCCGTTGTCGAACTTGTACGTGCCCGCCGTGGGGCTGCCCCAGATGCCCGTTTCGCGCACGAAAGCGCCGGGCTTCGGGGCCTCCACCATCATGCCGTTACCCGACGAAATGGCGACGTGCCAGGCCGGATTACCCCAGTACAGGAGCGTGCCGGGGACGCTGGCGTTGCCCGCACTGGAACCAGACTGGTATCCCGCCGCCGTCAGACGCGGAATCGAACTGCCCATCTGGTGCGCCGCCCAGTAGACCAGTCCGGAGCAGTCGAGACCCGGCGGGATAGACGAGCCGCCCCACACGTAGGGCACGCCGATAGCCTTACGGGCAGCGTTGACGATGCCCACCGCGCCCATAGTCTCCGTCTTGCCCTTCAGCCAGTTGGCAAAGCCGTCAATCCAGATGCCGGGGACGGCGCGCATGGAGTCCGAGATCATGCCCGAGCCGGGGAGGTTGGCCATCATGGCGTTGACCGGGGCCTTGATGAAGTTCGCCACCGCGCCGATGGGGTCAGCGATAATCTTCCCCATCGTGTCCGCCGCGTCCTTAATCCAGTCCCAGCCACCACGAACAGCATCCCAGATACCGCCGTTGGCGTAGGCCGCGAACTTGACCCCAGTGTCCCCGCCGGGGATGTAGGAGGAGTGGGCGCGGGCGGCGGCGTTCATGCGCGCCACGGCCTCGGGACCGCCCACCGCGCGCACCCACTCGGGGCGCATGATGGCCTCGCCGCCAGACAGGGCGAGCGCGCCGCCACCATCCGGGGAGAAGAAATGGTAGATGTCCCGGCCAGGCGTGTAGCCAGGCAGGACACCACCCGAGGCGTACTCAGCAATAGGCGAGACCGCCGGGAGACGGAAGGACAGGCCGAGCTTGTCAGCCATGCTGTCCGCCGTCTTCTTGATACCGCTCGTGTAGACCGTGTTGATGATGAAGTTGATGGGCTTGGCGACCACGGACTTGACCGAGTTCCAGATGTTCGCCACGCTATCCTTCATCGACTGGAAGGCCGACTGGATGCCACCCGTCACCGTCGAAATGATCGACTGAAGCGTGCCACTCATCCACGTGGCAACGTTATTGATCGAGGTCTTAATGCCCTCCCAGATCGACGTGATGGCCGTCCAGAGCGCCTGCGCCCCGGCCTTGATGTTCTCCCACACGGTCGAGATCACCGGAAGGACGTAGGACTGGAACCATCCTGCGACCGTCTGCACCGTCGTCTGGATGCCCGTCCACACGGCCTGGATGCCGTTCCACAGAAGCTCCGCGCCCGCCTTGATGCCGTCCCACACGGCGGTGATCACCGGGAGGACGTAGGATTGGAACAGGTCCGCTGCGACCTGCACGCACGTCTGGATGTAGTTCCAGTAGGCCTGGATGCCGTCCCATAGGAGGCCCGCCCCTGCCTTGATGCCGTCCCACACGGCGACGATCACCGGAAGGACGTAGGCCGTGAAGAAGTCCGCCACCGTCTGCACCGCCGACTGGATGCCCGCCCAGGCCGACTGCATGTACTCCCACAGCGTCGCAACGCCCGTCTTGATGCCTTCCCACGCGGTCTGAATGTACGGCCAGACGTAGGTCACGATGAAGTCGGCAATCCCCTGGAGAACGGCCTTCCACGCCTCGATATACAGGGCGATAGCGGTCACCACGACCCACACGGCGACCTTGATACCCTCCCACACCGACTCAAAAACTGGCAGGAGGTAAGTCTTGAACCAGTCGATCACGGAGCCGACCGCGCTCTTGATGCCCGCCCACATGCCGTCGATGAAGTTCCTGAATGTCTCGCTCTTGTTGTAGGCGACGACGAAGGCCGCGACCAGCGCGCCAATAGCGACGACGATCAGACCGATCGGGTTCGCGTCCATGGCAGCGTTGAGCAGCCACTGGGCGGCGGTGTACGCGCCCGTAGCCACCTTACCAGCCACCATAGCGCCCTTCTGGGCCACCCACGCCGCCGTCGTGCGGCCCACCTGCACGCCCTGCTGGACGATGCTACGCAGGAAGTCGCCCGCGTACATGGCCTTCAGCGCGACGGTCTCCGCCAGGTCACCGGCCTTGGCGACCTTCGCCGCCGTCCAGGCCGACACCTGACCCCACACCTGGGTGGTCAGGGCGACCAGACTCATGGTGCCCGTGACCGTCTTCCAGGCGATAAAACCGCCCACGACAGACTCCAGGATGACCTTGTTCTGCACGAGCGCGCCGAAGAACGACCCCAGCACACCCCAGAACGGCGAGGACACAACGCCGCCCAGGAAGCTCGCCACGCCGGGTATCACCGTCGTGGACAGGAAGCCCCAAATGTCCATGACGTTATCCCTGACCGATAGGATAAAGTCGATAAGGCCCGAGTCCTCCTCGACCCCGAAGAAGTTGCCATCGAAGTTGCCGTTGACCGCGAGGTCAAAGAACGACTGCACGCCGGGGACGAGGGTCCCGGTCACCCAGTTGTACAGGTCCAGGCCGGTATCCTTGATCGTGGTCAGTGCCGTAATGACACCCGAGTCCGACGCGAGACCGAAAAGGTTCCCGTCATAGCTGCCCGTGGTGACCAGCGTCCAGATCGACTCCAAAGCGGGGAACAGGGACCCGTTAATCCAGCCGAAAGCGGCGGACGCGCCCTCAGCCACCACGCCCATGAAGTCGGTCAGGGCGGGCTTGATGCGGTCCACGATCTCCATACCGCCCGTGACGAGGGCGGCCTGGAGGTTGCCCCACGCGCCCTCAATCGTGCTGGTAGAAGTTGCAGCCTCGCGGGCAACGTCGGTGAAGCCCAGGTCCAGAATCGCCTGGTTGAATTCCTGGGCGGTGATCTCGCCCTTCGCCATCGCGTCACGGAAATTCCCCGTGTACGCGCCATTCTTGAGCAGGGCCTCCTGGAGCTTGCCAGACGCGCCCGGAATCGCGTCGGCCAACTGATTCCAGTTCTCGGTGGTCAGTTTTCCCTGACCAGCCGTCTGGGTCAGCACCATGCCAACCGACTTGAAGGTGTCCGCGTTGCCGCCCGCGACCGCGTTGAGGTTACCTGCGGCCTCGGCCAGCTGGTCGTAGCCTTCCACGCCGTTGGCGGCGAGCTGGGCCGTAATGTTCTGGATGTCGGAAAGCTCGTACACGGTGTCGTCCGCGTACTTCTTCGTACTAGCGGTCAGCTTCTCGATCTCGTCCGACGCGACACCGGCGAAGGACAGCGTGTTCTTGAACTTGTCGGTCGCATCGCTGGCCGCGAGCGCCTCCCTGGCGACGTCCGCGAAGCCGACCACGGCACCGATGGCCCCCATGGCCCCGAGGGCGAGCGCACCGGCCTTGGCCGCGCTCTTGAAAGCGCCGCCAAGGCCGGACTCGATCTTCTTCTCGGCGGGCTTGGTGTCGACGTCGCCCAGCTCCTTGCGGACGGAATCGTTCAGGCCCTTCAGGGACGGCGCGATCTGAATCCACGCCGTGCCCAGGCTAAAGCCGTTTTCCGCCACGTCAAGCTCCTAACTGTGCGCCGCGACCCACCGTCGCGCCCTGTCTTCACGCCTCTGGGCCTCCGCCTCCGCCCGCTCGAACCAGCCAGGCTCAGGCGGGGCGACCGGCTTGGGCACGTCGCCCTTCTTGCCACCCAGGGACGTAATGATTATACCCTCCAGACGGTGGCTAGCGGCGAAGGTCGCCGCCACCTCGTCCGTCCAGGCCGCCGCCCCGCCCATGCGTTTGCGGAGCAGCGACCCGGAGGGCAGGTTGTCGATCAGCACCTTGACACGACGCAGCGATAGGCCTCCGGTGAAAACCTCCGTCAGGTCAAGGTTGTATGTCATCTGGAAGTCGGCCTCCAGCACCTCCCAGTGGTCCTCCAGGAAGGTGCAGAGGCCTATCAGTTTCCCTGGCGGAGGGCCTGGAAAACCGACTGGACAAACTCGACCACCTTGGAGTATCGGAGCTTGCCGGACTCCTCGCGGAGGGAGGTCAGCGCGGCCTCGCGCTCGCCCTCATCCGGGATAAGCAGTTCCAGCATCGGGCGGTAGTCGCCCTGCTCCATTGCCACCATTGCGTCGAAGTCGTCCACGTCGGTGGGGTCAACGTCGAGGGCAACGCCCATGACCTCGACGTGGACGGGCTGGGGCGCGCCAGTGTCGCGCTTGGACTGGGCCTCGCGGCGCGCCAGCTCAGCGGCGGAGGGGGCCTTGGTGGTCTTACGGGCGGTGGTGGTCTTGGTAGCCATGATCTGTTCTCCTAAATAGGCTATCGGTTAAATTGTCTGTTCTCCAGGGGGTGTGATGCCCACCCGCGCGCCGGGAGAACAGACACGGCGCGCGGGTGGGAGACCAGGGTCAGACGACCTTCAGGCCCTCCTCGTCGGTCAGGAGGACATAGCCGTCCAGGACCTCCAGGTTGTACTCGTAGACGGTGAGTTCACCGACCTTGTACGAGATGTCGGAGCGCTCGCCAAGCTCCAGGCGCTTGAAGACGTAACGGCGCTGCTTGCCCGTCGAAACGTCGAAAAGGTCCGCCACGCCGACGAGGCCCTCGACCTTACGGGAGGTCGAAACCTCCATGCGGGTGATCGAGGACGTGCCAGCCGTGACCTTCTCGGTCTTCAGCACGCCCAGGTAACGCTTCAGGAGTTCCAGCTTGGACTCCAGGAGCGAGGCCTTGAACGTCGTGGACGACTCGGACATGTAGGTGCGGACAACGCCATGGCCCTGATGGCCGCGCACCTTGTCCACACTGTCAGACATGCCCAGGCCCATGCCATCCTCGGACAGCCAGCCCACGTCGATCATGCCCGTGGGCATGGGGGCAGTCAGGTTGGTGATGGTGGACAGGTCGGTGCCCGCCGGGCCGAGATAGAGCGTGTCCTTCTCGGAGCCTGCCATAAAGGCGAGGTCAGCATTAGTCTTGCTCATTGCTTAACTCCTAGCTTCGCTGTGACTTGGTACGTCGCCGTGTAGCGACGCAGGTCCGTGTCGGGGTCGGGCAGCTCCGCCGGAGCGGGGGACTGCACGACGGCCACGGGGCCGTCCGCGCTCGGGAGAGCGTGAACGGCATCCCCTACGCGGCGGGCGAGTTCGCCCGCCCACCACGAGGTAGGCGCGTAGGAGTCGATGGTAATCTGGGCGGTGTAGAGCACCCGGTCATGCTGACCAGGGCCTCCCGTCGCCAGAACGAGGACGTAGGGATGCGGGTCTTCCTCGGTGGAGGGGCGCACGCCGCCCACCGTGGTGCCCGCCAGCTCGCCCTCAAGGCCCTGGACAACGCCGGGCTGGTTCAGGTAGTCGATCACCAGCTTCTGGAGATCGGGGAGTGGGTGGCTCATCATTAGCCCCTTCCTACGGCGCGCTCCAGCACGTGGTTACGCGCCTGATTCTTACGGGCCTTGTACGTTTCCGGGAGGACGTAGGCGCGGGCGCGGTCCTTGCCAACCCGCACCCCGGAGGTGAAGCCCTCCCCGGCGCGCGAGGCGACCTCCGCCGCCTTCCGGGCAAGCAGGGCCTGCACCTCCGACCCCTTCAGAATGGCCTCCGCCGTCCGCTTGTTCGGCTTGAACTTAACGCTCACGCGGGGCCTCCTTCCGCAGCCTCAGATATACCCCCAGGGGGTACCCTACCAGGGAGCCGACCGGCTCCCACACGCCACCACGCAGACGCACACGGTCCCCAGGCAGAACAGAGGCCGGAGCCTCGGCCCGATTATCCCAGTAGATCGTCACGTCCTCCCGGACCCCGTAATCCTCGCCCGTGCCCTCGCGGTTCTCGGACTCCGTGGTGGCAACCAGGACCGGGGCCAGCGCGATCTCCTGAACGTCGTGCGCCCTGAAGGCGACCCCCAGGGGGTCGCGCTTCGGCTCCGCACGACGCAGGAGCACCGCCTGCTCCTTCCAGGCATCCATGACGCTCACGGGCGACCCCCAAAAAGGGTGTCCGCTGACCCGAAAAACGAGGCCGTCGCGCCGTTAATGTCGTCCCGGTCCTGCCGGGTGAGGAACATGTCCCCGCTCGGGGTCGACCACGACGTGGACATGGTGAACGGGCCGGTCGTCTGGGTGACCTGGGAGGCATCCCCGGCCACGCCCGCCGGACGCTGACGCAGCGCGCGGGCGACGACGCGGCACACGACCGCCACCCGCACCGACTCCGGCGCACCCTCCCAGCCCGCGCAGCGGTGCCGGATGAGGTCGCTCGCGTCCTCCAGGAGGACCTGAGCGCGCGCGGGAGCCGCGTCCACCACCCGAAGGTCCTCGGGAGACAGACGGTCGCGCAGATCGTCAAGCGTGGCGAAGGCGAGGGTGGTCACGTCAGACCAGCTCCTCGTCGGCCTTCTTGCCCCGCTTCTTGGACTTCTCGTCCCCGGCCTCAGCCTCGGGAGCGATCAGGCCCAGGTCCTCCGCGCGAGCTGCCAGCTCGCGGACCTCGCCCGCCAGCTTCTCGTCGGTGACCGTGGCCGACCCCTCGGTGAACTGGACCGCACCCGAAGGCAGGACCAGAAGCAGCTCAGGGTAGATGCTTGAGTAGATGTTCACGGTGTTCTCCTCACAGTTGGGCCGGAGGCGGGGCCGATGCTCAAGGTCCCGCCTCCGGAGTCGATCAGGAGAGCTTCAGCTTGCCGTGGTGCTGCTCAGCACCATACCGCAGGCCGATCTCACCGTACAGCTGCACCTTGTCGAACGCGCCGGTCTTCGCCAGCGGCTCGGCAAAGAACGTACCCTTGCCCGGAATCTCCAGGAACACCGGCACGCACTCCTCCAGGGACACCACCAGGAGCGTGTCCTGGGGCACGTCGTTATCGAGCATGATGTTGCACGCGCCGAAGTCCGTTTCGATGGCCTGGACGCTCACGCCGCCGACCGTGCGGGAGGTCTCGCGGTAGCCGTTCTCCTTGATGAAGACCTTGGAGAGGGCGCGCTTCATCTTCGCGCCGACCAGGATCGTGCGGGTCTCGCCCTCACGGATACCGCCGTGCTCCCACACCTTCTGGAGGGTATCGAGCACGAGGTCCTCGGTCAGGTTGCCGGTACCCGCCACCACGTTGGTGGTGATGGCCTCGACAAGACCGCGCGTCTTGCGAGGCGTGGTGTTGTCCGTGGGGTTCTGGTAGGTGCCCGTGATGAACGCCTTGTTCACGTCGCGGGCGACCTGCTTCAGGGACAGGTCGAGCTGGTGCTTCAGCTCCGACTCGGGCATGGTCGTGGTGCCGATGGTCACCAGCTTCTCGCCGTCGGTCGAGCGCATACGAGTGGTGGCCTGTCGCGTGTAGGACAGCTCCACCGCCTCCTGGTGAATCTCCAGGACGTTGGACACGCGGGAACGCGGGCGCTCCTCGCCGTTGGGAGCCTGAGCGCCCTCGGTGCGCTGACGGGTAATATCCGCGTCGCGCAGGTCCTCGGTCTGCCACTCGATGAGAGTGGACCCCGCCGACTCGCCACCCGTCAGGCCACCGATAGCGGCCAGGAACGGAGTGTCATCCTTGGAGACCAGGAACAGGTCTCCGGTGTAGTTGGGCAGATTGTAGGTCGTACCCTGACCAGTAACGCCGGTCATGTTTCCTCCTAGATGAGATTGGACGCAGCCGAGAGCTTCGCCAGCTTGAGGCTGGAGAGCACGGCGTGGTCGCCGTTCGCCTCAGCGCGGGCGATCATCTCGTCAACGCTGAGCACCTCCCCGCCGGGGTTCTTCGTCCCCACGGTGGGGAGCGTGGGCGTGGAGGCAGCCCCGGCGGGTGCCGGGGTGGACTTAGCGAGGCCAGCCAGGGCCTCATTCAGAGCCTCAAGGTCCGCATCGTCGCGGATGAAAGACCCGAGCGAGGCCGGGATACCCGCCTTCTCCAGGCGCTGCGCGCGCTTCGCCTCGCGCTCGCGGGCCTCCTCACGATCGCACATCTCCTGAAGCTGCGCCTGAAGGGCCTCGACAGTCTCCTGGAGTGCCTTCACCGCGTCCGGAGTGCCCTCAGCGGGTGCCTCGGGTGCCTCGGGAGCCGCCGGAGCGGCCTCGTCCTTGGCCTCGGGCGCTTCGGGTGCTTCGGGGGAGTCCGCGGACTCCTCGGAGGCCTCCTCAGCCGGTGACTCGGGCGCTTCAGGTGCCGCCGGAGCGTCCTCAGCGGGCGCTTCAGGCGCTTCGGGAGCCGCCGGAGTAGCCTCCGGCGCCTCGGGGGTCTGATCGACGGCGGGAGCGGCCTCCTGCGCCGCCTCCGTGGCCTTAGCCTTCTTGCTCATTGCTGTTCTCCTTCTCCCGAGAAGCCGCGAGCTTCTCAAGCCTGCGCGAGCGGAGCGCCCGCGAGGGACGATCCACACCCTGACCATCCGAGAACATTTCGGGGTGGCCGTCCCGCATATACGCCGTAATTATACGCCCAGATGGTGCCTTCACACCATCTTTCACCGCAGCACGGCGCGCCGACAAGTACGCCGCGTACATATCGTCCGGATGGTAACCAGGCAGGGACTTGTGCTCCCAGTCAGGAACGATCCGACAGTCACATGAGTCGTGGTACTCGTGCCCGGCCCCTCCCGCGAGGTCCTTCGAGTGGTACACCCACCCCCTGGAGGCCAGAAGCGTGCAGAAAGCGCACGTCTTGCCAACAGGGACGCGCGCGAAGCGCGGGGCGCTCGGGTCCAGGTCCGCCGCCCGCAGGATCGACCGGCGCGCCCCGGTCTGAATCTCGCGGCCAATCGCGCCTGCCACGACGCGGATAGCCCGGCCTGGGTTGTCGCGCCCCAGGCCCGCCGCGTAGCGGCTCAAACGGTCGATACGCTCCACCGAGTCCGCCGGGATCAGCGCCTTCGGCGTGTACGCCGTCTTGTAGGAGGGGCGCAGCTCCTGATACCAGTCGAGCGCGCCCTGCGTCAGCGCCGGGCCATAAGCGTCCACAAGCTGCGCCAGGAAACGCTTCATCTCCTCACGCGACAGCGGCACGTCCTCGAAATTCAGGACGCGGAACAGGCTCACCAGCTGGTCCTCCGCGCCCGTGAGCGTCGCCCTGACCAGCTGATCGTAGACCTTCAGCTGCTCAGATGAGGTCAAAATCACCACCCCCGGCGGCGGGGCCGCGAGCGCCACGCAGAATCGCGTCCAGGTTATCCCGGCCCCGCTGCTGCTCGATCTGCGCCCGCATCCGCGTGATCTGCTGTCGCGTGTAGCCCAGCTCCTCCAGGGCCACATCCGTCTTCCCGATCTCCGGGATAGCCTGAATCTGCTTGATCATGGCATCCGACTGGGAGACAATCGACGGGCGAGCCGGGTTGCGCCAATGCGTCGAGATACGCGCCGCGTCCTCGGGCAGCACACCATCACGCAACATCAGAATGTTGCGATACACGCGGTTAAGCGCGTAACTGTTCGCGTCGTTGAAATCGCTCGCCTCGGTGACCAGCTCCTCGCGGGCCGCGTAAATCGCGTCCGCGCTCGAAGGGTTATCCTGCACGATGCCGAGGGACCCCACCGGGAGGGACAGCGCGCCCGCCAGCTCCTGCGCCAGCTCACGGAGCTGGTCCACGTAGGGCTGCATGGACTGCTGGGGAATCATGTCAACCTCGGGGAGGTCGCCTTCCTCGTCGCGGGAGATACCCTTCACGGAGCCGAGCCGCCAGCTCCAGGACCCCTTAATCTGGTCGAACGTCGCCCTATCCACACCACGCAGAAGCAGGCCAGGGGCCGTGAAAAGCTCCGAGGACACGTCCATGCGCATCGACGCGCGCACGGCGCGGTCCACGATGGACAGCACGCCATCCGTCAGCCTGGACCGCCCCAGCGGTCGATCCAGGTTGCCGCGATAGACAAGCGCCTCCATAGGCGTGCGGCCCAGGTTGTGCTCCACATGCCCCGTCACGAACCACCCCTGCGTCCCCAGGGGAGCCATGCTCACCATCACGTGCGGGGTCAGCAGGATCAGCTCCGTGGGCCTGCCCAGGTAATCCACGTCGTTGATGAGGAGGCCCGCGCGGATGCCCCGGCGACGACGGTCCCACAGCGCCGCCGCCGTCATAGCCGAATACGGCAGGACGAGGACCGGCGGATCACCCGCCGCCACGTCACCGGGGAGCGTCGTCAGGAAGGCCACGCCATGCGTCGCCGCCGACGCGACCGCCTGCCCGATCTCCGTCGAAAAACGGTTCTCCTCCAGAATCGAGGCTAGACCGTAGGGGTCCTCCGTGCCATCCGGAGCCACCACACCGTCCCAGTGGCACCGAGACGTGAGCGAGAAGACCGCCTTCTCCGGCCACGTGGAGACCAGGCGCAGGTCGCGCGCGATCTCACGAGGCAGCGCAATGTCCAGACTATCGACGTACACCTTGCAGTCGAGGTACGCCTGGCGGCGGGCGTTGCCCGGATAGCGCGCCTGCCAGGTATTCACCAGCTCCTCCAGCGTCGCCTGGAGATCGACGGGCAGGCCAGCGACGCTGGGCGCGGTGAATAGCTGGGGTCCCATGCCCGCGATCAGACGCAGGTCAACGTTCGTACTCATGCAAGGGCCTCCTGGCGCTTGTTAGGACGGCGGCGCGTCGTCCGCGCCATCCACAGCGCAACACTCACGGCCTCCAGGGGCACCTCGTCGCCCTCCTGGGCCGTCGAGTGCCACCCCCAGGCACCGTCCACCGTCCTGATCTTCTTGTCTGACACCCCCACAGACGCATCCAGGGGGTCGTTGCTCGCATTATACCCGCCAGGGTGCGATACCGTGCGACCCCGGACCGCGTTCAAGAAGCCCGAACAGGCAGTGAAGTACTCCGCGTTGTCCAGGACGTGCAGGTAGCGGCGCGGCGGGCGAAGGGCGCGCAGGTCCTGCTGGAGCGCCAGAGCGCCCGACCGGCCCGACACACCCACCGCCGAGTAGCGGCCCCGCCGCTCGTACAGCCATTCCGCGAGCGCCGCGCTGCTCATAGTCGAAAAATCGCCGGCTTCGAGGTCGATCAGCTCGACGTGGGACACGCCCGTCTTGCGGTCGTGCAGCGCGCCAGCCACCGCGACGCGCCGCCCATCCTTCGAGAAAGCCACCCCAAGGGCGCGCATCGCGCGATCCGAGGCCAGCTCGAGCGGTAGGGCCGTGACCCCGGTCGCCTCCCAGTCATCCAGCGAGATCAAGCGGCGGGTTGCATCGTCCGAGGCCCACCAGCCGAGGCGCTCGCGGGCGAAGCCATCGTCCGAGTACCGTTTGCGCTCGGCCTCGATCACGCTCAGCTTCAGGCGACCAGACGCGACCGCCGGGTTGGTCCGCACCCACAGGTCCCGGTCATCCAGATCGACATCAGCCAGCGACCTGGGCAGGCCCGGCGGTGACCACTCGTCCCAGCACGTGCGCGAGGACTCACCGCTCAGCGCGTCGCGGCGCACGCGCGAGAACACCTCGCCCTCCGCCGTCGGACCCGGCGGCGTACCCGTGTAAATCCACTGCGGGTCACCCAGCGGGGCCGCCGACGTGGTGGACAGAAGCGCCTCCAGCGCCTCGTCCGTGAGCTGCTGCGCCTCGTCCATGACGAGAATATCGACCGTGAAGCCACGGCCTGACCCCTTCGACCTGGCGGCGATCTCGATAGACCCGCCATTCTTCAAGAAGATGGCCTCCTGGCCGTTCACGTTGCGGATGTTCTCCACGAGGGCGTTCAGCTCGGGGAACTTCGCGCCTGGGTCGTTCGTCTTCTGCCCGAAAAAGTGCTTCAGGCGGCGGAAATGCTTCTGCGCCGTCTTCACCTCGTGCGCCGTATGCAGGATGCGCTCACCGCGCCCGATCACGCCGAACAACTCCCTGATCTCCAAGGCGGCGTTTTTGCCATTCTGGCGGGGCACCGCGAGGCCGCATGTGAGATTGGCCCATGTGTCCCCGGCGGTCGCCAGCCAGTTGTCGAGCACCCACGCCTGCCAGGGGTCCGGCACCAGCTTGTAGTCGGCTGCCAGGGATATGGCGAGGTCCCCCAGCGAGTCAATCGAGGGGGACGTGATGGTCACGCAGGGGCGCTGGGATGCCTCCAGCGCCTCCCGGCTAGGAGGCGCGGGTGTCACGCTTGCGCATCCTCGCCTTGAAGATGTCCACGGCGGTCTCCTCGTGGCCCTTGGGGGGCGTGGGGGAGGCCGTGGAGGCCGGGTTTTCCAGCTCGTAGAGGTCGCGGGACAGCTTGTTGGCGGTGTTCAGGAGCGCCGACAGGCTATCGGGCTTCGCCACCCGGATGGCCTCCCGTGCGGTGTCCAGGAGGTCGCGCAGCTCCGCTTCGCGGTCGTACTTCTCGGGCATGTCAGATCAGCCCCGCCGCGTCGGCTGGCAGCACCTCGTGGATGCCGGACTTCTTCAGGCAGGTTTCCATGAGGTAGGAGACGTTCACGCCGGGCGCGATATAGGCCCTGACCGCGCCGTCAATGGCGCGGTTGCGGTTCGCCGCCGTGATCTGCTTAGGCGTGCGCAGATAGACGCGGGCGCGGCGCTTGCGGTCCTCCAGATACTCCGCCCGGTGCAGGGAGTGGGTGCGGTACGTGGGGTCGTACTGGCCGACGAACGGCTGGAATTTGCGTCGCAGAGCGTCGCGGTTCGGGAAGATCACGACGGAGTATGCCCCGTTGGGGGTCTCGTCGAGCAGATCGAGCAGGTCAAAGTCGTTCATGGGCCGATTATAGCATATCCGGGTGGTTTTAGCGCGTGACGTGTTTAGCGCTTTGAGGGGATAGGGAATACCCCAGGGGGGTATTTCGCTTGGGCCTCTGGGTGTTCCTGGTTGTTGGGGGAGGGGATACCGCCCCTTGTCAAGTGGTAAGTTTCCATTTCGGGCGTGAGGTTTGCCACATCCGAGATACTGGTTCCCGGTGTTTCGGGGACTTCGGTCCTGATGGTCCGTCCTATCCAGTCGGTGTTGGGTTTCGGGTAGGTGGTGTTCACCATTGGATGCCTCCGACGGTGTGGGCCTGGGTTGGCCTGGGCTGGCTTGGGATGGGTTTTGAGCCGCGCTTCTGGTTGCATTGGCGGCATGTGACGCGGGCGTTGTCGATGGTGTCGCGCCCGCCTCGTGCGGCTGGCACCACGTGGTCTGGTTCGGGGCTGCGTGGCTGGAGTGTGGTTCCCCATGCGAGCGGCTGTCCGCAGTCTGGGCAGTGGGTCTGTCCGTTGGCTTGTGCGAGGTGGAGGACGCGGACGCGCCAGCGTTTGTGGCGTGCGGTGCCGGTGCGGGAGGTGCCGGGTCGTGGGGTCATGGGGTGAGTGTAGCACGCGGGGCCTACCTCGTGGTGTGCCGGTGTGCCTACCTTGTGGGGCGCGCGTGGCTCGGCGGCGGGGTGAATGTGTCAAGTAGGTTAGCGGTTTGTTTCTGTTACAGCGTGGTTTCAACGTTTGTGGGCGTTTTGTAACAGGATTTTGTCTTGTTACAACCTTGTTACAACCTTGTTACACGCTTGTTACGGGTGTTTTTCGTTGGTATTTCGGGGAACTTTACACTTGTTGTAACAGAGCGCATCCATTTTCCTATATAGAGCAGATTTTTAGCGGAATTGTTCAGTAGTATAACAGGCTGTCTTACTATAGAACAATTTTTTCTTATTAGAAGTAAATAGGATTTATAGTTACGGGAACCGAGCGCTTTACCGCGTTTGCCTTGATATTCCGGGCGTAACAGGGTGTAACAAGCCTGTAACAAGAGTTGTAACAAGACCCGCGTTACAGCTTGTATTAGGTGCCTTATACTGAACAAGTCCGAGCGCGGAACGCCGGGGCGCGGGCGTGCGAGGTCGGCCCCGCCGCTCGACAGGACGGCGCATAAAGCGCTAACATGTGGTGTATGGAACGCAAAGAACCGTGCGGCAAGCGCCGCCCCTACGTTATTGACTATGCCCTGATCCCTGAGCCTGACTCTGATCGTCGCCTCCTCGTGGGCCTTGACTCGTGCGGCCACGTGTGGGTGAGCCTGACCGACGCGCTCAGGAACACTGACCTTGGGGGCGCGCCGCCGACCTATCGCGCGACGGTGATCGGCCTCGGTGGTGGCCGCGTCGTCCGCCCTCGTCTCGCTCCTGGTCGCATCCGCGCCATGCTCCCCCTCATGGCGGACGCGAGCGCGTGCGCCGCGCTGATCGCCCACACGAGGCGCGCCGGGCTGCTGACCTACCGATCCGACGTGCGTCGGTGGATCGACCACACGCTGGGCATCTACTCCCTGGTGGGTGTGAACGCCGCTCCCGTCGTGTATCCCTGGCCCGAGGAGGTGGCAGCGTGAGCACGGAGCTGGAGTCTTTGGCCGAGCGCCTCCTGCACGACAGGGTGAGCGCGGCGGGTGGTCTGTGCCCGAAGCTCGCGCCGACGGACGCGGGTATCCCCGACCGGCTGGTGATCTGGGAGGGGCGCGTGTATCTGGTGGAGCTGAAGCGCCCCGGCGGGCGCGTGCGTCCTATCCAGGTGGTGTGGCATAACCGCGCGAGGCGGGCAGGCGTGGCGGTCGTCCTGTTGAGCGGGACGGTGGAGGTTGCGGCGTGGTTGGATGATCTCGGGGTGCCGCCGTTGCCGCCGCGTCGTCGTCGTGGGGGTGGCCGCGTCCGTCGTTTGTGTGACTGACGTTACACGCGCTAGATGTTGCACTATTGATCCCAGGGTGTGCTATACTGATTACGTCACCGAGGGACGGTGACCTGAACCGAAAGGACCAAGACCATGAGCCGCTACTTCTTCTCCGCCGTCAGCCTCCAGGGCTTCAACGCCGAGCAGATCGACCTGATCAACCGCGTGGCCGAAACCGAGTACGAGGCCCAGGGCCGTGAGCCGATGCTCGAGGAGATCAAGGCCGACTACGCCGACGAGTTGAACGCCCTCGCCTGACCCACCCCTGGGGGCCCTGTCACCCGGCGGGGCCTCCACCCCATCGAAAGGACCAACCATCATGACCACCCCCGAACTGCCCGAGTTCGCCTACAACGTGCAGACCCGCGCCGCCCGCATCGGCTCCCAGATCGTCCTCCCCGTCGACGGCATCCGCCAGACCACCAACGGCTACGGGCGGCACTTCATCACCCTCGACCGCTGAAAGGACCAAGACAATGACCGAGAACAAGATCATCGAGCAGATTAGGCAGCTCCTGCGTATTGCCCCCGACCGGGGCGCGTCCGTCAACGAGCGAGAGCTTGCCCAGCGTCGCGCGGAGCGCCTCATGGTGCGCTACCGTATCGAGTCGCTGCCCGAGGGCGACTCGCGCGCTAAGGACGAGGACATTACTTCGATGGAGGTGGAGATCAAGGGCGGTTCCGCGTCGATGGCGCGCGCCATCGTGGACGGCCTCGCCACCCTCGCCCGCGCGCTGGACTGCTTCTGCTCGTGGCGCACCTACCGCCGTCACATCGTCGCTACCATCGTGGGTACCCGCTCCGACCTCGCCTACGTCACGGAGTTCTACAACGCCGCCGTGATGTCCTACCCGTCGATGCTGAAGGACAGGCTGCGCTACGAGGACTTCTACAGTGAGTCCGAGCGTCGCCGTTTCCGCCGCTCCTACGTGATGAGTTTCTTCCAGGGGATCGCTGATCGTATCGAGATCGCCACGAGGGAGGAGACGACCTCGACGGGGCAGGACCTCGTGTTGGCCTCCAGGTATCAGCGCGCCGAGGCGAAGGCGAGGGATGGCGTGAACATCCGTCCGGCGCGCGGCCTCATGATCGACCGCGACGGGGAGGCGAGCGGCGAGCGCGACGGGTACGTGTCTGGCATTGGCTGGATGGGTGAGCGTCTGGACGGCCCTCGCGCGGGTATCGCCGCGTCCTGACCACCGCGCCCCGCCGCCTTAGCGCTTTGTGTTGCGTAGGGCGGCGGGGTGCCCTATACTAAACATGTCACCGCCCCGGTGACCCCTACATCCTTGAAAGGACCAACTACCATGAACACCAAGTACGCGCTCGCCGGTTTCGGCCTCACTGTGGGCCTTGCCGTCGCAGCCGCTGCGGCCCCGGCGCTCGCAGCCCCCACCACGCCGGAGCCGATCAGCGCCCAGGTCACCAAGGCCACCAGCGCGTCCCGCCAGACCACAAGCGAGGTGACCGTTGAGGGCACCTGGGCCACCCCGCGCCTGACCGTAGGCTCGGCCCTGACCGTTGGCAGCGTCGATGGCGGGTTTGCCTGGAAGGCGGGCTTTCCGTTCACGCTGGACGACGGCTCCCGGATTGGTGAGTGTGTCGCCGATCAGGCCACGCTCACCTGCACGGTGACCGAGGTGCCCGAAGCCTGGGCCGCGAAGGAGGACGTGTCCGGCGCGTTCCACGCCCGCGCGCAGCTCACCGATAAGGCGGTGGGTACTGAGTCCACCCAGATTACCCTCAACGGTGAAACCGTCCGCACCCTCGTGTGGGGCGACAAGGAGGGGACCGGCACGTGCAGCAATGACTGCACCGGCCCGGCGCACTTCGAGTACGCGCGCCCCGAGACCGTGAAATACGGGTGGACCGACGCTAACGGGTCCATTGCCTGGGGCATCCAGTGGAAGATCGACCCCGGCGTTGAGTACACGATCACGGACGAGACAAACGCCTTGCATGCTGCGGTGAAGTGCTCGACTGGCCCCACGTGGGCACCGGACACGACCTCGTGGACGGACGGTAAGCTGGACGACGCGAAGCACACGCTGACCTTCACGCCCCCGGCGGGCGCTCTCGTGTGCGTGACCTTCCCGGATGCGACGCAGCCCGTCGAGGGACAGACCACCTACACGAACAGGGCGACGATCAACGGCGCGAGCCTGGAGGCAACCGCGACGATCAAGGCCTCGGGCGGCACGGACGGCAACGGCACCGTGAAGCCCACCCCCGCGCCCGCGCCTACTCCGACGACTGAGCCGACTCCCGAGCCGACTCCCACCACCCCGGCCCCGAAGCCTACGCCCACCACGCCGACGGTGGACAAGACCCCGGAACCGAAGGTCACCACCTCCCCCGCCCCGGTCCCCTCGCGTGCGACCCCGAAGCCCGAACCGAAGGCAGACGCACAGCCCGCCCCCGCGCCCGCGACGCGCCTCGCCCGGACCGGTGCGGCCCTCGACGGCATCGGCGTTGCCCTCGTGACCCTTCTGATCGGCGCGACGCTCGCCATCGGCGGGCACATCATCGACCGCCGATTCACCAAGTAACGCCCCCGCTCGGTGGGGCCGCTGACAGCCCAGCGGCCCCACCCCTTGAAAGGACCCCATCATGCACAAGCTGCACGCGCTTGAGATCAACCGGACGACGAAGACCATCCTCCTGGACGGCCAGCCGATCAGCGTCATTGGTAAAGTCGCCCCCTGCCTCGACGTCGAGGAGGGCGAGCTGAGCGCCCTCATCACCATTCCGCTGGCCTCGATCACCGTCAAGACCCCCGGCGGGTCCGTCCGCGTCGATGCACCCGAGGCTGGCGAGTGAGCGCGCCCCTGCGCCTCCACCCCTACCAGCAGGCGGCGGTGGCCCACCTGCGGGCGCACGACCGGGCGGGCCTCTGGCTCGACATGGGACTAGGCAAAACCGCGTCGGTCCTGTCGGCCCTGGAGGAGCGCCACCTGCCCGCCCTCGTGACGGCCCCGGCGCGGGTGACCCGCGACGTGTGGCCCGAGGAGGCCACCAAGTGGAGACCTGACCTGCGCGTGGTTCCCGTCGTGGGCACTCCCGCGCAGCGGGCCGCCGCCTGGGCCACCGACGCGGACGTGTACGTGATAAGCCACCAGCTCCTGGGGGAGGCGGCGCGCCAGCCTCACGGGTGGGAGACCTTCATCCTGGACGAAGCCAGCGGCTTCAAGAACCACCAGGCGAAGCGGTGGAAGGCGGCGCGCCTGATCGCCAAGACCGCGACCTGCGTGTGGGAGATGACCGGCACACCGTCCCCTAATGGCCTGATTGACTTGTGGGCGCAGATCTACCTCATGGACTTCGGGGAGCGACTGGGGCGCACGCTGACCGGGTTCCGTCGTCGGTACTTCATGGAGGCTGGTCGCCTCCCGTCCGGCGTGGTGACTGGCTGGCAGCCCCGCCCCGGCGCGTCCGAGCGTATTCACGCACTCCTGGAGGACATTTGCCTGTCGATGGGCACGGAGGGCCGCCTCCAGCTCCCGCCGTTGACCATGAACCGGATCGAGGTCGAGATTCCGGCCTCTGCGCGCCGCGCCTACAAGGACATGGCGACGCAGCTCGTCGCGGACCTGTCCCTCCTGGGCGGGGTGCGGCACACGGCATCGACCGCCGCCGTCGCGTCCAACCGCCTGAGCCAGATCAGCGCGGGCTTCCTCTACGATGACGACCGGGACGGCTGGGACTGGCTGCATCACGCGAAGCTGGACGCGCTCGCGGAAGTGGTCGAAGGCACCGGCTCCCCCGTCCTCGTCTTCTACCGTTTCCAGGCCGAGCTGGAGATGATCCAGGAGCGCTTCCCCGAGTCCGTTCACGTGAGTGAGTCTGGCGCGGTGAAGCGGTGGAACGCCGGGCGCATCCCGATTTTGCTCGCGCATCCGGCCAGCGCCGGGCACGGCCTGAACCTCCAGCACGGCGGGCACACCATCGTGTGGACATCGCTCCCCTGGTCGCTGGAGCAGTGGCAGCAGGCCAATAAGCGACTCCAGCGGCAGGGGCAGACCCACCCCGTCGTCGTTCACGTGATCGAGTCTCGCGGTACGCTTGACTCGAACATCCTCCGGGTGCTGGAGGGCAAGGCCGAGATTCAGGCCGCCCTCCTCGGACACCTCGAGAGCCTCATCTAACAGGAAGGACCAGCAACAGATGAGCACCAAGACCGCCGCCGATCTCACCCTTGACCTGTCGGTCGCCCCGTCCGTATCGTCGCGCAGATGGGAGGCCGCCACGCTGACGTGGGAGCGCCTCGTGGACCGCGCCCACAACCCCGAGGCCGTGAAAGACTGCGGCGGCTACGTGGCGGGCCGCCTGAAGGGCACGGCGCGCCGGAAGGGCCAAGTCGAGTACCGTAGCGCGGTAACGCTAGACGCAGACGCGGCCTCCGAGACCCTGCCCGCCGTCGTGGCCGGTCTCGGACTTCGCGCCCTCGTCCACTCCACCTACAGCCACACGCGGGCGCACCCGCGTTACCGCGTGATCTTCCCGATCATGGGACCCGGCCTGAGCGAGGAGGAGTATCCGAGGGTAGCCCGCGGACTGATCGAGGCGCTGGGGGAGGCGCAATTTGACCCAGGCTCGACGCAGCCCGAGCGCCTTATGTTCTGGCCCGCGACGGCCACCCCGGACGAGTACGAGGTTAACGAGTGCCAGGGTGAGACGGCGACGGCGCAGGGCCTTCTGCGCGACTTCGGCGGGCTTGGCCCCACGCCTGACCACATGCCCGGCTCGAAGCGTGACCCAATGGGCCTGCCCGGCGTGGCCGGGGCCTTCAACCGCGTGTACGACATGGCGCGCGCCGTCGCTGAGTTCCACCTCCCGTATGACCCGGTGGATGGCGAGCCGGATAGGTGGCACTACACGCCCGCCGAAAGCGAGGGCGGTGTGATCGTCTATCCGGACGGCTACGTGTTCTCCAACCACGCGAGCGACCCGGCATACGGGCGGGCGCTCAGTATGTTTGACCTCGTGGCGCTCCACGTGTTTGGCGGGGAGGACCGGGCGGCTGGCGTGCCCCAGTCCACGGCCCCGGCGGATCGCCCGTCTATCCAGCGTGCTATGAGGGAGTTCGCGGCGCGTCCGGAGATCGTCACGGAGCTGGTCGCCGCTGACTTCACGGACGTCGACGGAGACGAGGCGGGCGCTCGCGGCCTCCCCGAGTGGGTCCTGGAATTTCACCTGCACCCCAAGACCGGCAAGCCCCTTGACGATGTTCACAACTGGGACCTCCTCATGGCCCATGACCCCGTGCTGCGTGGTCTCGCCCGTAACAACATGGACCTGACGACGGTCACGCGCCGCCAGTTCCCGTGGCGGACGGTGGAGGCGGGTAAGGACGACGCGCTCACCAACGCCGACCGAGGCCAGATCAGCGCGCATTTGCAGCGTGCCTACAACATGCCTCGCCCCGCGCAGGAGCAGCTCAACGGCGTGATCGACATGGTGGCGCAGGACCACAGTTTCCACCCCGTGGTCGAGTACCTGGAGTCCCTGGAGTGGGACGGTGTGAGTCGCATCGAGACCTACCTGCCTGGCGCGGCGGATGCCTACACACGGCGGGTGGCTCGCCTGGTGGCGGTGCAGGCCGTGGCCCGCGCCCTCGACCCCGGCGTGAAAGTGGACAACTGCCTCATCCTGACCGGGCGGCAAGGCCTGGGCAAGTCGTGGTTTGTCGAGACGATGGCACGCGGGTGGACCTGCACACTCGGACCCATCGAGGGTAGCGGCCTGCGCGATACAGTCATGGCAATGACCCGCTCCTGGGTTACCGTCGCGGACGAGGGCTTTGCTATGAAGAAGGCGGACGCGGAGGCCCTGAAGCAGTTCGTTACCTTGACTCACGACGTTATCCGCCTGCCCTACGCGAGGGAGCACGTAAAGCTCCCCCGCCGACAGGTTATCTGGGGAACCACAAATGATGCCGTCTTCCTGCGTGCGCAGGAAGGCAACCGCCGCTTCCTCATCGTGGAAGTGGCCGAAAAGCTGGACTTCGGTAAGTACTCGGACGAGTACGTGAACCAGGTGTGGGCCGAGGCCGTCCACATCTGGAAGACCAGCCGCGACCAGTACGGCCTGAAGGACAACCCGGAGCTGTTCCTGTCCTCCGAGGAGGAGGCGGCGGCGGAGTCCGTGCGCTCGATGGCGACCGAGGAAGACTCTATGACCGGCCTCATTCAGGCTTACCTGGACACCCTCGTCCCCGAGAACTGGGTGGAGATGTCGCCCGAGGAGCGTATCAGTTGGCTACGCGACGAGGAACAGGGTATAGTGAGTGGTACGCACCCAATTGATGTGGTGTGCTCGCTTGAAATCTGGGAGATAGCGCTAGGCCGTGAGCGCGGGAAGCACTCTCGTGTGGACATCCTCCAGATCACCAACGCGCTGAAGCAGCTGCCCGGCTGGTTCGGTCCCATGCCGAAGCCGACCAGGCTCCCGTTCTACGGCCCGCAGCGCGTGTTCGCCCGCCTGGACGAACCCACCGACGTGAGCGACTCGCCCGAGTCACCCATCTAACCGATCACCGATCACCAAGGAGAACAGATCATGGAAATCAACATCACTCTCGACGTGCAGGGCGCGACCGTGGAGGAGGTGCAGTGGCTGGCAGGTCTGCTGGCGGCGCAGCGCACCGCTCCCGCGCCGATCACCGTCGAGGCCGAGACCCCCTCCCCCGCCGCCCCCGGCGAGGCGGGGGGCAAGCCCCAGAAGACGGCGGAGAAACCCC